ATAATAGCAATTTTGATACATCTATTCACTTAATTTTTTATGTAATACAGAAAACATTTTTGTATCGTTTTCTGATAATTCATTAGCACGTTTTAATGCTAATAATTCCCTCTCACTTCTATAAGTATCGTCATCCAATATCTTATCAAGCAATTCAAACAATTCTTTTTGATTATTAAAAAACAAACCATCGGGTTCTATTTCTCTATAACAATCTGAATTATGAAATACCATGGGCGTTCCATTCATCATACAATCCGTTGCCGATACACTCCATCCATAATTTGTTTGTAATGGTTGTATTCCTACTTTACATAATTGTAACTTTTCGTAATATGCTTGCTTTGATGCCTCTTTTGTTGTATCAAACCAAGGTAATTTTTTATCCTTTGGTTGATATTGTGGCACCCATACTTTGAAATCTTGTCTATGCTTTTTATATGCTTCCATATAACCAACAAACTTATTGTAGTTCTTATACCCAGCGGTTCTATGATTGAATACAATTATATTATGTTTATTTGGATTTGGTTCTAAAAGTATTTTATCTTTCATCACACCCAAATTCCAAACACATAATTTTTCATCTAATTGTTTTAGAACATCATCGCCAAACCATTGCTTTGCTTCTTCAATAACTTTGTTCTTTTGGTCTTGCGTATTGATAAAGCAAGTATCCATTTGTAATACACCTAATATTTCGTTTGGTAACCAAAGTTCTTTTGCTTTACCGGGTCTATTATCAACACCATTACAATAACTCATTTCCCACCAATGACAATAACCAATTATTTTTGTATCAACAGTTTTCTTATATCTACCCACCACATTCCAATCAGGCAAATGTGAATAGATAATATCGTAATCGGTATTCTTTAACACACCAACTAATTCTTCGGGTGGAAAACACCTCTGATTCATCATATCACCTGGTATAGGAACTTCAATTTGCTTAACGTTATCCAACATATTAAGCTTTGCACATACATTACCTTTTGGCATTACTACATACCAAAAATATTCACCATAATTCTTTAAGGCATTAACGTGATTGAAAAGGACATCCACAAAAGAGTCCTTTTCAATATTGGAGTAGTTAGTAATATTTGGTATTACTAATACTTTTCTTGCGTTATGATAGTTTACAGTTGTTTCCCAAAAATTCATTAATCCAAATCGTTTATCATTGTAGTTGGCATCTCAACTAATTCAACCTTATATGGTTCTTTTTGAGATTCTGTAAGATGCCATTTTAATTTTTTATATATTTGTGCACCCAACCCAGATTTCCAATTATCTTCCCAAGTTGTGTTTTTATGATGAACAAGTATAACTAAATTAGTTTTTCTTTTTAATTTTTGTTCTTTTTGGAATTCAGCACTTTCATATAAAGTATTCCAAATAGTATCCCATCTAAACATTGCCGATGATAATGCTATACAAATTGTGTTTGAATCTCTTGTATTATATAATTCAATTTTCTTTTGTAATCTTTTTTTGTTTTCAGGTTTATCATAATGAATCCAAAGCTTATTACTTGCTGCAAATTTATTTGCTGCAATTTCTTCCTTTGCTTTATTAAGGATTCTAGTTATAGCTGCTTTAGGAAATCCACACTTTTCTAAAAAAACCTTATTACCATCAGAATTGTAAGGAGTACCAGAAGTTTCAGAAACACCAACAATGTACTTACATGCATCAGCCGGTGTCATTGATACTTTTTCAATTTCTGGCTTTTTATTAAGTAAGTTACTTACACCTTTTAATTCTTGATTAGTAAGTTTTTCATGATATGATGCTGGAATTCTAATAACCGGCACTTCTGAACAATGCTTTGAATCATGTGCTGCATCTAATGTGTGATTACCATCACCAATAACATCTTCACCGGCCATTCTACCTTCATATATAACTATCGGATTACATTTATCGGTATTTCCATTTGCCTCATCAATCTTTTCTCTAATATTTCTTCTATGGTCTGTATAATCTTCTGCTCTTACTTGTAATCTTTTTATTTTGTAAACTTCTTTTACATCTTCTTTTGTTATTGGAAACTCTTTATTAAGAATTTTATTTGCCAATTCTTCCATTTTATCAACATCAGGTTCTACATATTTTGGAGTTCCATTATATTTGTTGATATATTTGTCATTTGTACGAGCTTTATTATCACTTAATATCTTATGCTCCCTTACCGTCATTTGTGCATAATCACCATATTCAAGAACTTCAAATTTAAGTTTAGTACCAGTTGCTGAAAATATTTTTTTAAAATCTTCGTCAGTTGAAGAATGCCAATATCCATCACCAACATGGCCTTTGTGAACACCAACATAAACTTTGTCTTTATATTCACCATTTAATACAGTGAATCTATACAAATATCCCTCATATACTTCGGGTATATTTCCTAATTCAACTTCTGATATTGATGGTGCTTTTTCAAGACTTTTTGTAAGCCACTCTTGATACTTTTCTTTTTTCATTACTTTTAAGGTTTATGATTTTAAAAATTGTTTACTATGTAAAGATACGAAAAATATGGGGATTTACCAAATATTTCGTAACTAATTGATTATCAATACGTTATGATTACCAATAGTTTTCAGTACCTTCAGGTGCTACATAATTGGTTTCGTGTCTTACTACTTCTGTATTGAAATCTACCGCATTTTTTGGATAAGGTTTGATAGGATGTTTTAACGCTTTCATTAAGGCCTTTCTCTCTTTTTTATCTTGCGGAAGTAATTGTACATATCTATGCTTTGGTGGCTCCATTCTTCTCCAAAAATATTGATAACCTTCTTTTCCAATTTCATTTTTTAAATGCTCTAAGTTACCACTACCCCAACGGCTAAACACAGTTCTACTATGAATCCACTTATAAGGTTGTTCTTGCAACGATATACCCCAATTTGGCATTAGGGCAATATCAGATGAAATACCCTGATAAATCCAATTCGTTGCTTGATATATTGCTCCTAAGTGTTGTTGTCCTGCATCTGCATATGATAACAACAATTTAATATTTTTATCATTTTCCTTTATCCACTTAAACGATTGTGAAATTGCATAAGATTCAATATTAGAACCATAACCGTCATCACAATACAAACGTGTTAATTCTAAAATGTTATCTTTAGTTAATCCTTCACAAACTGATGTTGCTGCTTTTGCTCCAACAGGAAATCCGTAGATAATACAACCAATCAATTTATCACCATCAAATGTAATAGCATCTTCAGCTTTGTAATAAATACCCAAAGCATAACGGCACGATGTCCAAGCGTGAGTGTAGTGCCTCTGAACAATAATATCTTTGGCGATATTCTTAGCGATTGGTGCTATGTACACTTTACTTACATCACAATATTGTTTACCTTCTTCTTTCATTACCAGAATTTCTTTTTATCTTTGTTATCTTTTTTAGGTGGATTTGTTTCCAACTCTTTTTTCAATTTCTTTTTTTCAGCCGGTGTTAGGTTTGTCATCTTCTGCCATTCTTCTAACGCTTCCCAACTATCAATTATGTAATAACCTTCTTTATCCTTTTTTAGCTTTGTCATTTGCTGCTTTTGCTTTTTCTAAAATAGATTGTTTCTTTTCCAATTTAGCCAGCTTTGCTCTTTGCTTCATTATCTTATCATAACCTGCTGGATATTTGTTTACTACTTCTATCGGTCCATTTGGAAATTTCTTCAAATCATATTTCCAAACCGATTCACATCCATCATCATCTTTATAAGTTACTTCAAACTTTGTAGGCTTGTCAATTGGTTTATCCGGCCACCTTCCCATATATTAATTTTATACAAATATACAAAATTATTTTGAATCTACCAAATCTATCGGGTCCATCTTATAAACCTCATCTATAATATCCAATTCTACCTTTGGATAGGGTAAGACCTCATGTTTAAGCGATTTTAAGAGTGCTTTTTTCTCCTTTTTATCTTTGGTGAGAATATACACATATCGGTGCTTACGGGGTTCTCTTTTAATCCAAAATGGGCTTGTAACCATTGTCTGAATTATCTTTGGGTCATTTGTTCCATATTTCACATAGGATGTTCGAGAATGATGCCATTCATCATCTTCACTCCATTTGAAAGACCAACTATCTGACCATCTGATTTTATTACCCTGATATATCCAATTGGTAGCTTGATATACCGTTCCTAAGTGTCCAGCGTTTGGGTCTGAATACGATATTAGAGCTTTGATGTGTGGTGCGTTTTCTCTTAACCATTCAAAAGTTTGTCCAACGAACCAACTCTCAATGTTACTACCATATCCATCGAATACGAATAGTCGTGTTAATTCCAATACACCATCTCTAGGAAGTAATTCGGAAATTGATGCCCCAGCATTTCTACCAACCGGGTCACCATAACAGGCTACTCCAACTAATTGTTCATTCACTCCACTAAAGAAAGAATGTTCTTCATCAGAAAGATAAAATAAGCCTATGGCATAGGATACCTTTGTCCAT